CGTACTTCACGCCGAAGATGTCGGCCTGCACGAAGGTGTTCGCCACCTCGTAGGGAACCGCCCCGTTCATCAGCGTCGATCCCTGGAGCGTCGTCGCGTCCATCGTGTGGAAGCGGAAATAGCCCTCGCCGACCTCGATCGCCATCGTCTGCGTCGTCGAATAGGTGAACGGCACCAGCCGCGTCACCTTCGTCGAGTCCTTCACCTCGAGCACGAACTCGAATCCGGCACGGTTCTGCGCCGGACCGTGCGGCAGGATCCGGAAGTTGCGCACCAGGGCCAGACCGGTCTGGTACTTGGCGTCAGTGATCTGGCCGAAGAATTCCGGCGTCAGCTCGCCGCCGGTGAAGGTGCGCGCGAAGCCCCTCATCGGGCGTTGATCCAGCTGACCGCGTGCCGCTGCATGACGTTCGTCTTTTTGTTGGTCGCGTCGTTAGCCACCGCGCGGCCGTACAGCCCGCTCTTGCCGTCGCGGCCGAACGCACGGAGCTCCCACCGGCCGGCCGCCGCTTCGCCGGCATCGCCCTTGAGCACCGGCCCGGCCAGCATCGAGGACAGCGACGCCGCGAGCGTGCGAATGAACAGCGTCGAGAACTTCGACGTGTCCGTGACGCGCGCCGTGTAGCGCAGTACCGCGTTCTGCTGGTTCGTGTAGATCACGTCGCTTCCGTCGGTGGCGGCTTCGAGCGTGAACTCCTGTGGCGTGTAGACCGCGGTGTTGATCACCGGGTTGCTGTACCCGAAGAACGCCATCGACGGCGCCGGCATAGCGACGCTCGAGTCGTCGGTGGCGTTGGGATCCATCACCGCGATCGGGTTCAGGAGGTCGATCGGTTGCGCGTAGCAGTAGAGCCATTCGGTGATCGGGTTGGACAGCAGCGCCATCGCCGCGCGCTTCGTGGAGAAGCTCCATTCGTGCATCTCGAGCAAGGCGTCGCGCGCGATCGGGTAGAAACGCTGGCAGTGGTCCGCCTGGGCACTGCCGTCCGGGGGGTTGATCGCCTGCAAGTTCGCGACGTCACCGAGGTTGGCCAGGGCCAGATTGCAGATGTCGACTTCGGATGCCACGCTTCACCTCTTGAAGGAAAACCGGGCGCTCGTGGCGCCCGGATCACGTCTCGCCTGCAGGGCGGGTTAGGCCGTCGTCGGGGTGGCCGCGGTCGGTAGGATGGAGACGATGTTGGCGACGCTGGTGGCGACGCCTTCGAGTGCGGCGTCGACCTCGGGGGTGGTGCCGCCGGCGGCCGCGACAGCGGCCTTCAGGGCGACCACACCGTCACCGATGGTGGAGAGGCCGGAGGCCACGGTGCCCAGCTTGGTCAGGAGTTCGTCGTTGGTCATGGTGTTTTGCCTTTCGAGTTCGATGAGGTAGATCAGAATCGGCCTGGCGAGCCAGGCGCGGAAACCCATGGTCAGGCGATCGATTCGCCGGCGCTTTCGCTCTCGGCGGCGGCGGCACCCTTCGGCGTCCAGGCCTTCGCGGCGGCCTTGCCGGTGCCGTTCGGGAACGCGGTGGCGAAGGCCGAGGCAACAGCTTTCGCGATGAGGTCGGCCTGCGCCACCTGCAGCGCGGCCATCTGCTCGGCATGCACCTTGTTCGACTCGGCCAGCGCTTCGAGGAAGGCAGCCTGGAATGCCGCCGGGTCGCCAACGTTCTTCGCGGCGTCGCCGTGGAACTCCATCATCTTGGCGACGCGCGCCTTGTTCGTCTCGGTGTACTCCTGGAAGCGCGCGTGGCCGACCTCGCACTGCGGCGCCAGGTTCTCGGCGGGCAGGCCGTCGTATTCGACGGTCTCGCCCTCCTCGTAGATCTTGTTGCCGACGAGGGACTTTTTGAGGACGGTGTACTTGACGGGCTCGCGCTTTTCGGTGCTCATGGTGTGGGTGCCTTGCGTGTGGGGGTTGGGGCTCTGCTACCCAGAAAGGCGCCCGTAGGCGCCTTTCTGAGGGGTATGCGTCGATCGATCAGGAGACCGCGTAGCCCGACTTGTAGTAAAGGTTCTTGACCGCCTGCGGGTCCTTGACCACCGAGGCGAACACCGACAGCGTCGCGATGGCGCCGACGTTGACGATGCGCGCGCCGAAGTAGCGCTTCGGTGCATACGGTGCAACCGGATCCCAACCGACCGGGACCAACGTGCCAGCCGGCAGCGAAGCGATCGGGAACGCGTCGGTCTGGTTCACGACCTGCACGTTCGTCGTCAGAGCGGCGTCGTCGGCTTGGATCAGCTGGAACTGCACGCTGGTGCCGGCGGTCGGCGCGGTCAGTACCTGGAAAACGACCGTCAGGTCGTTGCCGGCGCCGGTGTCGCCCGGCTGGTTGCCGCCCAGCGCGAGCGGCGCCAGGTCGATGGTGTTGGTCGACAGGATGTTGCCGGCGCCGTTGGCCGCCGCGCCGGTGAGGACACCGGCCGCCGAGATCGACCCGAAGAGGGTCTGGAGTGCGTCGAGGATCATGGTCTGCTTTCTGAAGTTGGGTGCGTGTGCGAAGAGCCCCGCCGGAGCGGGGCGCCAGGCTTAGACGACGCGGGACTCGGTGTTGAGCAGCTGATCGACCTTGCGCAGCGGGACGCCCAGGAAGCTGGTCAGCTTGTACGGGGTGCCGAACTGCGTCAGCGCGTCGGTGATCGTCAGCGCGGCGTTCGACTTACCGAGGGCCGCGACGCGCAGCAGCGAATACACGGTGCGGTTCGCGTAGAAGGCCGGGCGGCCCATCGCGAGGTTCGGCACGCGGTCCAGCGCGCGGCTCATCAGGTTGATGATCTGCGTCGCGGCGGTCGAGGCCTGCGTGGCGGACTGCGAGATCAGGTCGGAGACGTTGATGTTCGCGATCCGGACCACGTAGCGCCAGTCCTTGACGGCCAGGCCGTTCTTCCACTGGTACAGCGTGCGCAGCGCCTGGAAATACTGCGGGGTCGCCGCGCCGGAGCCGTCGATCACCGAGTCCTCGCCCAGGTCCTGGTGCTGCAGGCCGGCCTGCGAGCCCTTCGGGAAGGGGCAGAACACGGTCTGATCGCCCCAGACGACCAGGTAGATCGACGCGTTGTTCGAGCCCGTGCCGCCGGCGTCCAGGATGTTCTGGCCGTTGCCGGCCGTCAGCGAGCTATAGCGGGTCTGGAAGCCCAGGAACTGGCGCGCATCGCTCGACGGGTTGCCGTAGAACATGGCGCCAGCCATCGTCTGGTTCATGCCTTCGATGAAGGCGCGATCTTCGGACAGGCGGAACTCGGCGGTGTTGCCGTTCAGCTTGGCCAGCTCGACGTCGACGTGCGAGCGAGCCTCGAGGATGCCGCACGCCTCGTCGATCTGCGTGGTGGTCGACTTGCTGGTCGGCACACCTTGATTGATCAGGCGGTAGAAGATCTGCGGCAGGCCGGTGCGGATGGTCAGGCGGTGGCCGGTGGGCATGTTGCCCTCGACGAACATCGCGTCCTCGAGGATCTCGTTCGTCTGGTTCAGCAGCTCGGCCACGACCGGGACTTGCCCGTTCGGGTCCATGCGCTTCGCCCAGTCGGCGAGGGTCAGTGCGAGTGCGGAAAGAAGTGCCATGTGGTGCTTTCTTTATCGGCTGCTAAAGCCGAAGTCAATTCGAGTTGGGGTAGAGAACCTTGGCCGCGGACTTCTGGGTGCCGGGGGCCGTCCCGCCCGCGACGTGCTTGCTCTCGGAGAACGCGGGCGCGATGGTCAAGAAGTGCCGGATCAGCTCCGGGTTGTTGACCAGGCCGCTCGTCTTCAGCAGTTCGCGGAACGCGGGCGTCGTCGTGGCCTGCATCGCGGTGCGCGCCTTGGACATGTTCTCGGCCAGCTTCTCGCCGCCGAGTTCAGGGTCCGCGCTCACCGCTGCGTGGTTGGCCTCGATCGTCGCGAGGCGCGCCGTCTCGGCTGCAGCTGCAGCGCGCGCGGCCGCCGTGGCGCCGCCCTTCTCTGCCAGCTTCGCGACGAGAGCGAACGCGTCTTGCGCCTTCGCCTGGCTCATCCCCAGTTCCTTCGCGAGCGTCGTGAACTCCGTCAGCAGCTCGCCGGCGGGCGCGGTCACGCCCTCGGGAGCCGTGAAATCCGCATACGTCTCGGGCGCGCCCTCGTCCGCCTTCGGCGGATCTACCGGCTTGCCTTCTGCGTCGAGAACCGGATCAGCGGATTGCTCCGTGCCAGTCTGCTGATTCGCGGGCTGGTCGCCCGTCGCGGTGGTGTCCGCGGCGGTCGACGCGTCCGCGCCAGTTGCTGATACCGCGGTGGTGTCCGTGGTCGTGGTCAGCGAGGTTTCGATGGTCATGCCATGCCTTCGGTCAGCATCAGGATGTAGTCCGGGCCGGCGTGCCTGATCACTTCGGCCTCGATCTCGAGGCCCAGTGCGCGCTTGCCTTCACGGAAGAACGTCTCGCTGTTGCCGGTGAAACTGGTGCGGTGGATGCCGGCGGCCGCGAGCCAGCGGCGCACGATGCGCCGGCCTTGCTTCGAGGACATCAGCCACTTCGTGTCGTTCGCTTCGACCTGGCCGGCGAGCTTCCCCGCGTCGCGTCGCGCGCTGGCTTCGGGGTGGAGTTCGTCGGAGGTGCTCATAGGCCTTCAATGTCGGAGGACCGACGCGGCTTATGTGAATCGATCAGTTCACGACGCGGATGGAATTTGCACGCTGGCCTGGTAAGCGGCCATCTCCGGTGCGGCTTCATGGAGGCCATCCACGCTGAAATCCCAGACCCCGATGGGGCAGGTAACGCCCGACACCGTGAGGATTGCAGGCTGCGTGACGGCGCCGGAGAGGTTGTAGAGACCGACCTGTGTCGCGCTGATGTACTGCATGCGCTGATAGAGCGTGGCGCCTGCGGTGCCAGCACCAGGAACCATCACCTTGTGACCGTGGTCTGCGGGCGTGAAGTTCGCGGTGGCGGAGGTAAGCAGGTTCGATCCCACCGTCATTGCGCCGTCGGTGACAGTGCGGGCGTTCTGGTACACCTTCCAGAACGGTGACCCCGGGTACTGCTCGAACCCTGCTGCCTCGTCGATCACGTAGTCGACAGGCAAAAGGCCCTGAAGCGCTTGCGTGCGCCAGGCCAAACGGGCTGCGTCGTTCGCGCCCGCGACTTGGCCAGTGGTCGACATCAGGAAGTCGCTCGTCGACGCGATGAAGGGTGACATCGTTCCCGCGCCGATGCGCTTTCCGACGACATACGGGAGCGCCTTGACCGCCTTGAGATTGGCGACCATCGTCGCAATCCCTGTGCCCAGGTCGTTGATGGGACCACCCACATATACCTGGGTGACGTATTGCAGAAGGTCGCGTCGGATAGCGCCGTGCGAGGTCAGAAAATTCGCCAGGCTGTCGCTGGCAGCAGAGAGGTTCAGGAAAGCACCCCAGCGACCGAACGCGCGCTCTGCGGTGCCTACGAAGCCATTGGCGTCGGTGATGAAGTCATTCGCCGCCCCGGCGATCTGCGCGACATGGCGAGAGTTGCCGACGATGCCCACGGATTCGCACGAGGTATAGGCGAGAACCGCGGTCGGCGCGACCTTGTAGGGAAGCGCGAAACTGGGCGAGTACCCGGTTTGCGTGAAGTCCAGGGTCGTGCCCACCACGCTGCTGGTAGTGATCGTCTCGTTGTTCGAACCGATCACGGCATCGCAGCCCGCTTGCACGTTGATGCCGCTGGTCGGGTTGCCGACCCATTTGTTGATGTAGGCCTTGGTGCCCTTCTTGAACCCCGGCGCGTAGGTGAACGCGTCCGAGATCAGCTTCCCGCCCGGAGGATTGGCGCCTGTACGTGAACCGTTGTAGGTGACGGTTCCGATGATGTTGCCCAGGGGGTATTCAATCGTGTAGGTGTAGTACTCCACATCACTGCCGGGCGTCTCGTTGAGGCCCCAGGCGTTCACGTCAAGAAGCTGGATCGTGTTGACGTTGTCGGCGAACTTCACATACGACCGGCCGCCAGCTTGAGTAGCTGCGATGTTGTAGTACGGGTAGCGCAGACGATCGGTGACGACGCGCAGGGCCAGGGGTTGGTCCGGGGTGCTCGTCAGATGTTCGACGCCGGACGGATCAACGTAGCCAACGAGCTTTCCCGTCGACAGGTCGAACAGAGAAGATCCCTTGCGGTGATAGCCACTCATGGTGCGGTTCGCTTTCGTTGTCAGGTGTAGCCGCTGAACCCGGCGGTCGGGCTTGCGGGATGCGCGGTTTGGACGAGGCCGCCGCGCGAGACGAGGGACGCCAGGGCGGTGTTGTTGCCCATCGGCGCGTTGGCCAGCTTCTGCACGGTGTCGGCCTGCTGGTTCGCCGCGGCGGCGTCCTGCTGCTTCTGCGCCTGCTGCGCGCGGCCTTGACGGATCAGCGCCACCTTGTCGTTGCCGACGATCAAGCTCGGCGAGATGCCCAGCATGTCGCTGTACTCGTCGGCCCAATCGTCCGCGTCGAACTTGTCGAGGACGCCGGGCGCGAAGGCTGCGATCTGGCCGAGGTTGCCGACGAAGCGGTCGATCGAGTTCGTGCCGATCGCGCGCTGCGCCTGCGCCAGCATCGAGATGAACTCGACCTGCAGCGTGACGCCGTGCAGCTCCTGCGGCGGCGGCGGCAGCATGCCGACGCGCAGCATGCGGTTGAAGGTCGACTGGATGAGCGGGTTCAGCTCCTCGTTGTGCAGGCGCTCGACGGTCGGGCCGAGCATCAGCATCTTTTCCTCGTGACGCTCGGCGACCTCCGTGGCCGTCATGCGAGTCTCGTTCTGCTCGCTGAGCATCAGGAAGAGGTCGGCGTAGAACGCGGACTTGATGCGCTCGCGCACGTCTGCGATGTCGGCGCCGAGGTGGCTCAAGTCGATGCGTACTTCAAAGGCGGACTTGATCGCTTCGGTGCCGTCGCCGAACGTGATGCCGCCCGGCAGCATGTCCGTCTCGCGGTTCTTGTACGAGGTCGGCGCCACCAGCGGCGGCTTGACCATGTAGTCGATCGCCTGCGCCTTGCGCAGTTGCTCCTGCTGCAGCTGCTTGACGTCGCCCAGCGCTTCCATCCCCGGCGAGTTGCCGTAGATGTCGCCGCCCGAGACGGACCAGCGCGAGCACAGGCCCGGGAACTCGTTGTAGCCGGACTCGAGCAGGTACTGGTCCTCGCTCGCCCCCTGCTCGAAGTAGCACGAGCGGAAGGCCATGTTCTTGGCGGCCTTGCTCTTGAAGTCGCGCTCGCGGTCCGCGCGCGGCTCGATGCTCTGGATGATCGGCACCCAGGCGCCGAGCGTGCCGGCGTCCCACAGACCTTGCACCGTCTTGCTGCACTGCTTGTAGCCGAACTCCTTGACGCACTCCGCGACCGTCTTCTCGAACTCGCGGGCCATCGTGTCGACGTTGCCTTTGAAGTCCGTCGCGATGCAGTACTCGCCGGCGGTGAGCGAGGCGTGATGCACGACGGTCTTGTAGTCCGGCATGATGACCTTGGCCGCGGTGCCGAACACGCCCAGTTCCTCGTAGGTCTGGTGCAGCGCGCGGTACACGTTCGACTTGTTGAACACCGTCAGCATCAGCTGGGTGCACGCGTCGAGCCAGATCTTGACCGGCTGGTGCTTGTTCAGGTCGGCGTCGGGCGTCGACAGGCGAAACCAGGGCCGCGCCGGGCTGGTCATGCCGGACATCATCCCGGCGGCCAGCACGCGCACCGCGCGCGTCCCGGTGGAGTCGTAGATGTTGTTGTGCCGGCGCGCGCCGCGGTTGCGGTCCTGGATGAAGTAGCGCCCCGAGCGGGGCAGCAGGAACTTCGACAGCTCCGTCCAGTGCGGCATCCAGCTGGCGCGCTCGTCCTTCAGCTCGCCCCAGCGCCGAAGCAGGTCACTGCGCTTGGTGTAGTCCGTCTCGCGCATCAACCGCCCAGAAGCGAGGTCTGGCCGAGCGTGAGCTGCGTCGGATCGACGCCGCTGGGGCCTGTCAGCATCGTGCCGGCGGCGCCCTGCTTGCCGGCGGCGAGGTTGGCCTGCAGCTGCGCGGCGACGTCCGGCGTCTTGGCGTTGGCCTGATTGTTGGCCTCGTCGGCCATCTGCTGGTTCTTCGCCGCGGCGGTTGCTGCCTGGGTGTTGGCCGCGTTCTGGCGCTTGCCGGCCTGGTTGGCGCTGTACGCGTTGTAGGCGGTGCCGGCTGCGGCGACGGCTGCACCGATCTCGGCGACTGCGACAGCGGAGAGACCGAAGCTCATTGCAGTTCCAGGTTCGCGCGGCGCGAGAGCAGGCGCGCCGCATCGGCGCACAGCGCGTCCTCGATCGCCTTGACGTCGGTGCCGCCGGTGGGGTTGATGCACACGCAGAGCCAGAACGTGTCGGCGTGCGTGACGCCGATGCGCTTGTGGCCGGCCAGCGCGGGCACGACGTGAATCCCGGTCAGGCGCTTCGGCCCGCTCTCGGTCTGCACGGTGATGTCGCCGACGGCGATCGAGAGCGTGCCCTGGCAGTGCGCGCCTCCGAGCAGCACGTGCTCCGCGGGGATGCGCACGCTACGGCCGTACAGCCGATCGTCGTCTGCGAAAAAGTGCTCGGTGCTCAGGTCGATGACGTGGCCGCGCTCGTGCTCGATCTCGTTCATGAACGCCTCGATCGCCGCGAATTGCTCGGGCGTCGGCTGCGCGGTCAGCGCGCTGGGATCAATCGTGGAGACCTGCATAAGGGTCATGCTCACGGCCGCCACCCGGCTTATGTGAACCGCCCTTGCCTGGCTTCTTCGCTTTAGGCGTGTCGATCATCGCGAGGATCACGGCCACCGCGCGGTCGACGGACCGGCGGATCTTCTCGAAGATCTCCTCGCGGCTCGCGACCTTGATCACCAAGCCGGACATCGACCAGGTCGGCGTGCAGAGCTCGATCAGCAGGTCCTTGTCCGGGGGCAGCGCGACGCCGACGTCGTTGGCCGGGTCGAGCGCCTCGCGCATGCGCCACCACAGCTCGGAGCGCTGGTTGAAGAACCGCAGGCGCCCGCTCTTGTCCGTGCCCAGCGCCTTCTCGCTGACGTTCACGCCCATGACCTGCAGCTGCATGCCGTTCAGCACGTCGTAGGGCGATGCGCCTACGCCGATCACGTCGATGTGGATCGGCGCCTCGTCGCGACGCGACGCGATCACCAGGCCGGCGACCATCGGGCCATCTGGCGTCTCGGTGCCAGCGAAGATCTTCAGGCGATCGATCCACCAGCCCTTCGAGCCGTCCGGGTTCGCGTGTCGGTTGGCGATCGTCGTGTTGTCCTTGCCACCGCGCGCGACGTCGACGCCCTGCCCCATCATCTCGCCCTTCGGCGAGCGGTCGACCCAGCGCGCCATCGCGGCCTCGACCCACGCTGTGGGAATCACCTGCCACGGGTCGTCCTGCATGCCGGCCTGGAAGTCGCCGTACAGCATCTGGCTGCGCAGCGGCTCGGGCATGGCCTGCAGCACGCGCAGATAGCCCGAGCCGGCCAGGTGCGGGTTGTCCGAGATCCGCGACGGGATGAACGTGCGCGACTGCGGCTCGATGATGTCCTCGGGCGCGAACTCCTTCGGGTCGAAGTCGTAGACCAGCACGCCGTTGACCAGCACGCAAGGCGCGGCGGTGTCGACCCACACGTCGCGGCTCGTACCGTTCTCCGCGGGCAGCATCACGCAGTAGCGGATCTCGCCGGGCGCGGTGGGGTACAGCGGGTGCTTCTTGTCGAGCCACGGGCCGAAGAAGTCGACGATCCATCGGCCCTCGGCGTTGGTGGGCGGGTTGAACGTGAGCAGCGCCTGGCTGCGCACCTTGTTGCCGTTCTCGTCGTAGCTGGTCGAACGGTTCCAGCCCAGGAGGAAACGCACCTGGAGCTCGAGGAAGTTCGCGGCCTCGTCGAACACCAGCAGGTCGTGCGGGCGGCCTTGCTGGCGCTGCTCGTCGCC